TCCGCCTGCATCGACGGGATATTCAGTGTCCGGCGCTCGGTCGCCGATGAGGAACCGACATATTTGCCGGTGGACACGGCATTGCCGCCCGTCATCGAGGTGGTGCGGAAGAAGTACGACGAAGGCATGACGCCACCGTTGGCAAGCACGAATGCTGTCGTAGCGACCTGGGTTGTGTTCGTTCCGGCAGCGGCTGTTGGTGCCGCCGGCGTTCCGGTGAACACCGGGCTGGAGAACATCGTCGCCTTGCTTTCGTTGGTGACGTTGGCCAGTGCGCTCGGAAGCCCGGTCGAGAGCTTCAGGATGCTGACCCATCCGGAGTTTGCCGCGTTCCTCTGCTTCAGCAGGTCGTTTTCCGTGTCCGCCCAGTACATGTAAGCGTAGGGGTTTGATGGCGCGGTCGCGCCCGAGCTGCAAGATGCCAAGGCTTGCAGTGCTGCGTTGACTGCTGCTCGGTACAGGATGCCGGTATTGGCGTCGGCTGTCGTGATGTTGTAATCGTGCTGTGACATGATCAGTATCCTTGTGATATCCAGTTGATTGAGCGGGCTACGGTGGTGCCTCCGTTGTAGATCAGGATGGTGAATCCCGATGCGGATGCGGAGGTGAGTTTGGCATCATCTCCGGCGATCGCGTTGATGATGGTGATCTGGGTGTTTGGCGTGACCTGGAACGGCTTGGAATAGGTAATCGTCAGGCCGGAGGTTCCGACGCTTGCGGACGTGCCCTTTTCGATGCGGTCGTCCATGTCGACAGAATAGGTGTACTGCGACACGACCGGCCTGATCATCATGCTGTAGGAGTAGAGGTCGACGGCGAACCGGAAGGACTTGGCGTAGTAGTCGCCGGCATAGAATCGCTTGAACTCTCCCCAGGTGGTGCCGTCGGTGCTGATGGATATCAGCGGGATGATCTCGAAATCTCGCTCGACATATCCGTCCAAATTGGTTACGGAGTCGAGATCGGTGATGTCGTCCCAGTGGAACCCCTCGTTGACAGCGAAGGCGGTGATGTCGATGGAGCAATGGCACAGCTGCTGAGATGCCAGTGTGATCGTGTTGCTTGTCTCGTACCGGCCGTATGCTGCGATGCCGCCGTACCAGTCAAACGGAAACACTGAGTCGAAATCGGTGATGCTGTCGATGCCGGTTGCATCCGCCAGCGTGATTTCATTGTCGTAGACGATACAGTCCGTGCTTTTGGTGCCGGTCCAGCCGGTCGAGCTGTCTTCGAATGTGGCGATGACGTTGGCGGAAAGTCTCGCCTCGTCGATGGTGATCGAGTCATCGGCCTCGCTGTAGATGTCGACGCCATAGGCTGTGGTGTAGACAGCCCGGACCATATACCGGGCATTGCTATCGGCAAGAGCTTTCGTGTCCGTGGTGACGATGTAGGTCAGGCCGTTGGTCCAGCTGTCTCCCTTGCGAATTTCGTACCGAACTGCTCCCCGGCTTGTTTCGCATCGATCCCAGTTCAGGTAGGTATTTCCGTTCTGGTAGTATGAAGCCAATCCCGTTACTGTAGCGATACTTGGCGTGGCGCTTACCGATGTCGGTGCGGATTTTACTCCTGACGAATCGACGGCAAGCACTTGGACATGGTTTATCCCGCTACCTTTGATTGAGATTTCATATATCTTCGATGTTGTAGTGCCATCAGTAAACCAGCCGGACCCTGTTGAGTATTGCACATCGAAGTGGTCAAAGTCAATCGGCGGATCCGGATACTTCCATGACAGCCCGAACGAATCACTGTTTTCCGTCAGGATCAGGTCGCTTACTGCCTCTGGCGGAGCCAGCTTTCCAAGGACATCGTAAAACGTCGACGCGGCGTTCCCGAGAAGATCGGTTACTGTAATATGGTACGTCCCGGTCTTCGATACCTCAATCGATACCGAGGTATCATACGTCGTCACGGTCGACCACTCGTTATCGCTTGCATACCTGTATTTGACCACATACCCAAGTGACGACCCGGACCACCTGATAGACATCATCGTTTTGACTGACCGGTCGTCTGCATACACGATAAAGTCGGATACATACAAGCCGTAAAGACCAATGTTGCTGACAACATCAGGGCTGATGATGGTGGCGTCGTCATATACCTCGTCCAGATACTCGATGGCCCTTATGGTGCGCCGCAAATCGTTGCCCGAGGTCCCGATGCTTACAATCCGCATCAGCTTCACAACCTTTCCGACCTCGCCGAATGAGTAGATATCATGTTCCAGCGCGGCCTCCGTCATGACCGACATGAGCGTCACCGTATCACTGGGACTTGAGTTATACTCTACCTGCTTTTCCGTTACCGAGTTGTCTGCGTTCGACTTGATCTGGATATAGTAGGTCTTGCCTGCGCTCATTTCCACAGGCCGATCGAGCGTCACGGTTGCTGTGGTTGCGGACACGACTCTCCCGCTGACGCCCCACTGCGGAACATCATGCGACACCTGGACAACATCCCCAAACCTGCAGACAAGCGCATCAATATCCGACTCCCAGGTGGCCGTGTTGGTGAGATACCGATTGCAATTCAGCAAAAACTTGCCCTGCTTGATGGCTTGCTCTCGATTCGTGCATCCAACGAGGTTCAGCTGTGTCCGGTTCTCCTCGTACTCACTGTCATAACTTTCATTCGACACCTCGACAACCTTCCTGGTGTTGGAATCCGACTCGTCGTAATACGTGACCTCGACGACGTTTGCTCTGTCGGCTATCGGAAGAAACTCTTCCTTGAACGAATCCTTTAGGATATTCCCCATACCGAACATGAATCCCTGCACCGGCAATTCGTCCGGCTTGTCGATGATGACCGAGAATCGGCTGCCAAACTGCTCGACACGTGCCCGGCCGATGATCGAGACCATATCGATCGCTTTGCGAAGGTTTGTCGTCTGGTCGAAATAGATGTTGCAACTGAGGTTCTTGCTGGTGCAATACGTCCGCCACTCAGTGAACTTCGATGAGTCAATCCTGTCACCATAAACGCCGTATTCGGCCAGCATCGCCAGCACAATATCCGCAGGATTTGTAGTGCCCTGGGTGACGCGCATCTTGACAGACGGCATTGACCCTGAAAGCTGATCAGTAGCGAGAGCACGCAGAGCAAACAGTGCTGTGTTCGGATAGATGAAGTCGTCAGCGATCGTCTCTTCGAGATATTCGAAGTAACAGTCCGACCCGTACCTTGAGCTGCTGGAAGGAGCCTCGTAGAACTTACAGCGGACGTAATACTTTCCGGCGGCCAGGTTTTCGAGCTTATACGTCCTCCTGAATGTCGACGTCGTGCTGTTGGATATCGTCGTGTACGGAAGCGTGTATGACGACACCTTGTACCAATACGACACATATCCATCGCTTCCGCCATATGTCGCTCCAGCAGGCAGTCCGGAGATAGGCTCCCAATACCCATACCAGTACCCCCCAATAACCTGGTAATACTGGCCTCCGTAATATGCGTAGCTCTCATAAGATGATGCGACATCTCCACCAAACTGCACCCAGTTCACACCGTCGGATGAATACTGAAGCTGCACCTTGACGCTGTACGATACAACATTTCCGTTGTCATCGGCGTAATACAGGCCCCGTGGAAACACCAGGCACGTCATCAGAGACTTCACTGCATCGCCATCAGTAATGACTTTACGCCAGTCAGATGCGTTGAGTTTTTGCGTTACCGTCTTGGTGTACCTGGTGTCATTGAATGACGATATCAGCGGCTGATCGTTATTGCCAAGCGTGTACTGGTACCAAACGCTTTCGTAATAGGATATCGGGTTGTCGTTGATCGTTATGTCATCAATCGATGAAATAACCCCATCGCTGACGGCATATAGCACGTTTAGGTACTGCTTGTCGTCAATTGACTCAACATACTTACTGATGATCGGGGGATTGACGTAATGCGTCCCAAATAGCTTCGGCACGGAAATCCCTTGCTGATAGACGTTTGTTGATGGATCCCAGCTGTACGTGTTGGAGGTCGAATAGGAACCAAGGTCCGACAGCCCAGGCCTGTCCGGAACCGGTGGAGGAAGTATTGTATTTATCAGGAGTGATCCTGAAACGACAGTTGCTGCGGTTACGGCATAATACAGCATCGCTGAGTTGCTGCCGACGGTCCACATGAATCCACTGGCCAGCTGGGGAGCGACAATTGCGACGGCAATCAAGGCGACAACCCGGAGCACGCTCTTCACGCCACCACCGCCGCCACCTTTTGGGACCAGCATTACAGCGACAACATCATCCTCGTCAATGACAAATTCCTCGTCGACGATAATGTCGTTCCGGGCGACCACAATATCGTAGGCGTCCGTATCATACTCAAGCGTGCGAATGAGGTCCCTGCTGGTTACTACCTCCATCACCGTTGTCTTTCGGGACAGAGGATCGAGAATATCCTGATATGTGACTACTGTTGCCAATCGTAATACCTCTTGACGTTGTTGAAGCTCTTTCCTGCGTCCACCAGGTGCGATCCGACGCCCTTGAGCGTGTGTAGTATCCGTCCGTCGTAATAGATCCCGAAATGCTGAACCATGCCGGGCAGTCTCGGTTCATTTGCCATCGCCACGCCGCAGAAGTTGATTGGCTTTGGAATCTCGATCCAGTGCTTGCGAATCTCTATCAGGTACTGTGAGAATACCCTGGTCGATTGGTCGCACCTGATATTCGGGTCAGCGATTTGCCGCCCGAACTCCTCTCGGTAAAAGAGCCTCAACAATCCATAGCAATCAGCTCCGTCGAACGAGTCCCCTCGATCGACGAACGGGATCCCTATGTACTTTCGGATATCGATCATATCCTCATACCCTTCCCGACGCCAGGGAACCCACCAAATCTGCCTGAGTTATTGTACGATCGGCACGTTGCAAGGGTCTTGTCGCATGATGTCCCTGACCCGCTGTATCCGCACTGCTCGCTCTTGAACTTCCATGAGCAGAAGTTCTGGATGATCCTTCTCATCGGATACCTCATCGTGAACGGACTCATAGCCCCGAGCTTGAATGATGCCCACCTCGTATCCGTATCGAATGAGGTGAGGACAAACTGCTCAGTAAGAACGGACTCACTGGTGTCGTTCGTGTTGACGACATAGCAGGTCAGCGAGATATAATTGCCCGATACGCCATGTTCTTTCAGGTATTGATCGTACAGTTGCAGATACGCCTCGATTGCCCGACTGGTGTTGTCGATCTGTATCTGCCATTGCGGAACCTCCCCTTTCGATGCTGTCGACAGCTCTGACAGCTTGAACGGGAATGGGATGTACGTGTTCCCATCGAACTCGACGTTCTCATTGTTTGAGCATATGCGAACCGTTGGCGTCGCCGGGATATCGATCTCAAGCAATACCGAGAAAACGGAATCGCTTGAGAGGGCATTCATGTCAGCAATGATCGCCATTACAGTTCCTCAAGTATGACCGTGAACTCGCTATGCGCCGGGTACACCGTTCTGGACAGCTTGTCTTGCCCGAAGATGACTGTATGGATCGATCCCGTGATCGGGTGCGTCCAGGTGAACGATGTCCCCTGATACAAGCTGAAGAACGTTTTTATTGCCTCGTATCCGGAGTGCGGACAGGTGAACTTCAGCGTGAACAGCTCGCGCTTTTTGGTCGTCTTTCTGCGGACTTTGATGTAATTGCCGTCTGATTCGGTCTTGACTATCGGGATGATGTACTCTTCGCTTCCCCCGACCTGCGGCTTTGGTGATGTCGGAAATGTCGGCATGTTACCTCTGTGTCAGTAAATCTCGTAGGCCCATCTTATTGCGCTGAATGCCGTCGATGACGATCCCGAGCACCATTCCATCGGCGTCATAGCTTGGCGCGGCCGACGTCACCTTCAGATCTTGTCCAGACTGGTTGATGATCTCGACCTTGACGTTCTGCTGCCCCCCGCCCTCTGATCGGACGCCGAGCTTGCCGGATGATGTTCTGGTCAACGGCATGACAGCCTCAGCGCCAGCCTCACCCATCAGACCGACACCTCCGTTTGCCATCGGGAAGAACGTCGGGCCAGTCACGATGCCTCCGGCCGCGAATGGCTGAACATGTCCGCCGATGAACACATTTCCATTGGCACTATTTGTCGTCGGTAGGATCATGGATAGCAGTGGGTCGACGAAGCTGCGCTGGATGATCATCTGTGTGACCATCTTCCCGAACGACTCAAGAATCTGGCCAAACGATATCTTTGCCCCCCATACCATGTCGTTCAGCGCCGAGGTCCATGAGTCAGACAGTTTTAATGCGGCCTGCTTCATCATTCCGACCATTGAATTATCAAGCTCGATCGCTTTTTTGTTGGCTTGAAGGATCGCCGCCATTCGTCGGTCCTCGTACTCCTGGTCCGATATCAGTTTCTGCTCGTTGTAAAGCTTCAGCAGCGCCAAATCCTCATCAAGGCTGGCCATCACCTCACGGCTGCCGCCAGTCCCCTTCAGCAAGGCGCGGTCTCTGTTGGCAATGGCCAGCTCGCGGGCTCTTTGAAGATTTGCGACAGCCTGATCGTTTTCTTCAGCGCTTCCGCCTTTGCTGAATTTCTTCCGCTTTGCTTCGAGTTCCGAAATCTTGATCAGGGTGTTCTCGTACTCTCCGATGGTCTTGTTGTAGGCACTCTGCCGGCCGTCCAGATCATTGACGAGCTTCCGTGAGTCGTTGTAAACCGTGGCAAACGACTCTGATACATTGATCGCTTTCTTCGTTGCGGACGCCGACGCATTTGCGGCTTTTTGGGAGTCTTTTTCTGCCTGTAAGTTGATCTGAGAGTTCTTGATCGATACGTCGGTATTCACCTTGTTGATGGCAAGTCTGGTTCTCGCAGACTCTTCGCTCATCTTCAGGTACGTCGTCAGTAGCCTGACGTTCTCAGCTTCACCAAGATCGAGCTGGTTGTTATATATCTTACTTGCCGTCCCACGATAGAATGCTTCCTGGCTTGCTGTTGCGGCGTTATTTGCTTCCCGTTGCTTTGATATGAGCAATCCATAACCCAATGGATTCATAAAACCCGGGGCCATTGGCGAACCGGTCCGCTTTACCATAGCATCATACGACGCAGCGCCTTCAAGGTACGCTTTGCGCTCGACCAGGTTCTGCAACTCAAGTTTCAGCTTTGCTAATCCCTCGGCTCCGGCGATCTTGATGGAAAGCGCGATATTCGAATACTGCTGAATGCCTTGCAGCTCTGTCTTTAGCTCTTCGACGCCTTTTGTTCCGCTATTTATCGCCTTGATAAGCGCTGGACCAAAAGCGATAGCCAGAGACGTCACGATAGGGATGCCTACCATTGCGAGGCCAGCAGGCCCGGCCAGTTCACCGATGAGAAGCTTTACCGCCGCTCCAGTGCTTCCGGCCTCCGCTTTCGCACGCGCAAACGACTCGACCATCGGCTGGATATTGTTGCCGATACCCATGATGCCATACGGTATATCCTGGATGATCCTGCCCATATTTTGCAGGTTCTGTGTGGCTGTACCGGTATTTCTGCTGATGCTTGTTGCGACCTTATCAACGGAATTTTGCGCTGATATCGCCTGATTGGCGAGCGACTTTGCCCAGTCGGTTGTTGACGCGCTGGACATGGTGCTTTTCAGGGAGGCGATCGACTTCTCTACGGAATCGACGTTCTTGGCGAGAGACTGAAACGCTGCTGAACTTTCATCCTTTGCTACTACGCGGAAAAGTATGTCGTTCGATGCGGCCATCAGTCTTGATCTTTATCGTTTCTAATCTTCGAGTAAGCCAGCCAGTATTGCATCTCCTCTAAGCTCATCCGGCCTTTTAGCTCCTCGACAGTCATCTTGAGTTCCAGCGCCAGGGCAAACCAATTCATCAGCCCTGGCGCCGATCTCAGTTTTTTTCCGCGTCCTCCACGGTCGGCACGCGGCGCATCTCCTCGTAAATGCGCTCGATCACCGACGGATGTACCGCATCCAAGAAGTCTTTAACTCGATCATTCTTGAAGATCCTTGCGCCGTTGGAGTCAAGGGCCTTCAGGCACACAAGCTGCGCCATAAAGTTGATCATCGGATCTTCATCGCGGATTTCCTTCTTAGCGACCTCAAGCTCCTTTGCCCGGAGGGATTTGTAGTACAGGCATCCTCCAAGCTCAGGAACATCCAATCGCTTCAGCGCTTCGTCCTGACTATGCTGAAGAATCTTCTCGATGCTGATTATGTCGCTCATGCGCTCACCGTACCTTCAGTGATATCGCCAGACACCTTCAAAATGAACTCATAGCCAGGAATCGCACCATTGGCGAACGAAATCTCACCAGGCTTCTGAACGTAAGCGGTTGCGGTCCAGCTTTCGTTTCCGGTTGTCTTCCCTTCCGGATACACCACGACGGAAACGGTTGTTGCGGCCTTAAATGCGGCGAGAAGTGCGAGCTGGCCGTTGGTATCGGCATTGTCACGCTCGGCCGCAATCCTGATCTGGATGCTCGACAGCCTGCCGACGAACACGTCCGGACGAGACGTCACCGACAGCTCTTCGGACTCGACGAAGTTGCGTTCGCCTTCATCGACATAGATGGTTTTCACGCCGGAGATTTTGTGCGTCCCGACATACGCTTCCGCGCTATTTCCGAGTTTCTTTGCCATCGTTCTTTTCCTCTTTTTTTGGTTGATTGACTTTCTTCCAGCCCCTTGCGGCCACATAATCGACCATCGAGGCAATAACGTCCCTGACTTCGCCCAACGGGCTAACCATTTTGACTGTCTTCTCAGAGTGCATTGTCCGGATCTCCGTCTTGTGTGACATACTCTGCCTGATATATCATCCGCATAACGCCAAACGGCTTTGCTGCATCCTGCGGGTATATGATCGCGACGCTGGATAGCGAAACTCCCCTGGTTAAACCTCCGAGGCTGTAATCGGCAAACATCGCCGTTTCAACCTCTGCATCTATCTGGTCAAGAGTGTCGTCGACACTCACCCCGGACACATAAGCATCGGCGTACACATCGAGCATACGCTTTGATGCACCAACTGGCGCATCATCTGAAATCTTTTCCTGCGTCGTGTAGACGCAGATGCCGGGCATCGCAGCATCATCCATTGGGTACATCCGAGACTTGTACACTCGGTTTCCCGTCGTCGTAAGCCCTGTCAGCTTTGCAATCACTGCGTTCCTGATCTGTGTTCTGACGTGCGCCATTACGCCTCCTGTAAGGCCAATACGGTTATCCCTGTGCCATCTGGCTTTACGGTGATCACGGTGTACGGTACCAAGTCAACCGTGATGCTGTCACCGATCTTCACTCCCTGCACATCTACCGATCTGCAAATAGCAGCCGGCTTTGTGCTCTCGATGTCAACCTCTTGACCGTTGGCCGCGTAATACTCCTCATCATAGATGACGGAAATAGCTTCGGTCTTGTAGACCGCAGGCACCGCGAACCCATAGGTCTCATCAAACATCGATGTCAGGTCTTCGGTAAACATCAGCGCTTCATCATCTTCTTCTTGATCGGTTCCTCTCTCACTTCCTGCTTTATCGCCGGCGCACTTTCCTCTGGTGCAAGCGCCGCACGGCCATCAGAAATCAACACACGTCCACATTTCTCAGTGACCTCGATGACGGCCCCGGCCGAAGCCGGGGACACGCCGTTTGCGGTCTGGACGTTGACACCTCTCAGTATCTTGATCCTCATACGTCACCTCGTCAGGCAGGGTTGGTGCTGACGACGAAGCTGGCCGGATGGCGAAGCTGAACATCAACATCCTGGAACGCGGTGATCGACACGATACCCTTGCGCGAGTATGTGTACGGATCGGCCACGACCTCGATGCCGCCCCAGA